TGCCAATCCTGACATGTGCGACTTCGATGGGCATCTGCTGGCAGTTGTCTACGCAGCAATGGAACGAACGAATGAAGTTCAAATGTCCCTGTGAGCGCCACCGTGCAGTCCGCTTTGGCTTCTTAGCGATGCGATTAGGCAGCATCTTCAAGTTCCAAGCTATACTCAGCAATATATGTGGATTCACCCCAGCGATTTACCACCTCTACCTTTTTGGTGTTAATCTTATGCCCAGCCTTTCGCAGATCGTTAATCCGCGAGGCAAGGCGATAGATGCCAAGGTCGTTCCATGCTGTCATTGGGCGGATTGTTCCAACGTTACGCAGGTGGTCTAAAATTCTTTCGTTTTGTGACATTACTGGTCTCCTAGTTTCGATAACGCTTTTACGTCTTCATCAACTTCTACAAGAAATGCGGCAACCTCTGATTCCAAGATAGCCAGCATATCGTTGTCGCGCTGCACTCGCCGAATGTAAAGCATAAGATGGTCTGGCATCCGTGGATCAAAGCTCACAAAATCGCACCACTGCCTATCAGCGCAACGCATCTGCCATTGCATTTGGAGCAGATATTTGTGTGCAATTTGATTCGTTTTGAGCACTTCTATGTGTGTGGCAGAATTAGGACATTTAATCTCAATGCACCCATCATCGCCCACAAGCCCGTCAGGGCTGGCGTGAGAGCCGATAATGGTCGGATGCTTATACAGCCCTACCTCAGTGACATCGTGGCCTGTAACGAAGCTGTAGGCGATTCTAGCCTCATCTTCCTTATCAACGCCCCATTGCATAGCCGCGCTGCTAAAGCCTTCCTCCTGTTGGCCTGTGAGCCGTTCGACCACAAGCTTGGCGCGAAGGTTGGCGCGTGATGCTCCCCAGCCTAATTTGGTCTTGGCTAGGGCGTCTGCTAGTTGGGAAGCGCCAAGGCTCCCACAACGTGCTGCATACCATTCAGGTGAACGCTGGATAATAGCTGCGTCTGTCATGCCAGCTTCTTTTCTAATGCAGCCTTAACCGCATCGAAGCGGGTTTCCTGCAATTCCTTGAGGGCTGTGATTTTGTAATGCTTGCAGAGCAAAGCCATGTCAGTGCGGGTGTAATCCACAAGCTTCTGCAATTCAGCAAATTGTTCGTCGCTGATAAACTTAATGCGTGGCGCTGGTTCGCTTTTTCCTGTGGTAGCATCCAAAGCATCATGCTCGACAATGCAGAGGGCTGCTGTCCAGAGGTAGCGGGTGGAATATGTCTCGCAAGCGCCAATGTTTTGTATCTCGTGGCAGCCTTTAAGATTGGCTGAACCCATTGGGCTGTGAATAATGACCTGCGTGCCATCTTCTACATCAACAATGTGCATGGTCGCTGTCGTTTCCGAAAAGCTTATGATCGCGCAAAGCCCAACATCGTTAAAGATGCGAAGGGCTGGAATCACAAAGTCGGCAAGCTCGAAATATTTGTATCCAGCAAACGTGTTGTGGCCGGACTTTTTGAGCGGCAATGCGTGGAAGGCAATCCGCGCTTCGTTAATCTTTTTATGAACTGGCATTGTGGTATCTCCTTTTATTTGCCAAAGCCCTTGTAATCAATTCACCAAAGATTAAAAGCATTTTTTATTATCAATCGAAAGAAAGTTTAAAATGACTAATGTAGAACAGGCGATTGCTGACTTTTTCAAGCTCGCAAAGTCGCATAAAATCAGGGCTTGCAAGATAGCGACTGAAGCTGGAATTACCCGTGTCACCCTGTCTAATTGGAAAAGTGGCCGCAACGAACCGACGCTTGGCGCATGGCTGATGGCTAATGAAGCACTGTATCGCCTGGTGCAGCAGAAACTTAACGCATGAGGCGCTTCGGCAAATACCGTGCCGTAAAGTCGCAGTGCGTGGCTGGCCACACCCATGATAGCAAGCGAGAGGCTATCAGGTGCAATGAACTACACGATCTGCAAGCGGCTGGCGCAATCAGTGATTTAATCATTCACAAACAATATTACTTCATAATCAACGGCAAGCAGGTCAAGCACGCAAATGGTCGGCGTGTTGGTATCAACATTGATTTTGAATATACCGAAAATGGCAGAAAAATTTCGGAAGACGTAAAAGGGGTAATCGTTCGGGATTGGCCATTACGCAGTGCTGTCTTTGCCGCGTTATTTCCTGACCACCGGCTTCGCGTGACCAAATAAAAAAATGGGCAGTGCGACTGAGAAATCCCAATCCAAGAGCGACCGAGAAATCCCGATCCAAACACTGCCCAGTTCGTCTGGTAAGGAGGTACCAATCCGCACAGGATACGCCAGCAGCGCATTGTTGGTCAATCACTCGCAAAAATTATCTTTTACAGGTGCGCGTTTTCAGTTATAGGAGAGCGAGCGGGGAGCGCCGAAAGGTAATAAGGCACTCGACCCGCTCTAACAACGCCTAGATCAAGGAGGCATCGCTGTAATGAGTAATACACGCCACAGAACCATCGCGCAAGATATTGCGTCATGAGTATCAAATTAATGAGCGCCGTGTGGGATCGTGATGATCTCACATCAACCCAAAAACTGGTTCTATTAGCTTTGGCTGATTGGGCCAATGATGAAGGGCTTTGTTGGCCTTCAGTAGATAGGGTGGCTGTTAAGGCATCTCTAACAAGCAGGGGTGTGCAAAAAACAATCCGCGCTCTTGAGGAAATGCAGTTTCTTCGCAAAGAAGAAATAAAAGGTAGGGGAAATAAATACTGGGTTTCGCTACCCACGAACGAAGTTCACCCCCGAACAACGTTCACCCCACCCGTGTCACAGGTTCACCCCTCCCCTGAACCACGTTCACCCAATACATCAAAGATACATCAATTAACCACCAAGTATATAAGACGGGAGCTGCCAGAGTGCATTCCTATTGATGCTTGGCAGGGTTGGGTAGATATGCGTAATCAGCGCAAGAAGCCTTTGACGGATCGCGCATACAATCAGGCTATCGACAAGCTGGTAGCATTTGAGGCTAAAGGTCAAAACATAACCGAGGTTCTGGATCGCAGCACAATGAACAACTGGCTAGACCTTTACGAAATTAAGGAGCAGAAGAATGGCACAACAAATCGTCAACACGCAACAGAGCCAACTAACCCAATGGTCAGAGCCGTCCTTGCCAGCCAAGCTAAACGATCTTCTGATGGGGAGCGATTTGCCGACGATTGGGCCTAAGTCTGCTGAGACATTACAACAGTATGTGGATGCGCCGCGACCACCAATGCCAGAGCGTGAACAGGTCGAAGTGATGATTGCCAAGCTTGCGCTCGCCACTGCCAGCCAGAAGCGCAGCCAAGATGAAGAATCAGAACGTCTGGAATTATACTGGATGACATTGCGAATCTATCCACTGGTCGATCTGCGCGGTGCGTTTCTCAAACTGCTACGGACTTGCAAGTTTATGCCAACGCCTGCTGAGATAGATTCTGTTGTGCAGGAAGAAGGCAGGGCGCGTAGACGCAAATTGATGCGAGCCGAATATCTTCTGATGCTGCATCACAGAGATTATGTGCCGCCCAAAGAATATGTGACTGCCGAAGAACTGGCTGAATTGAGGAGCAACCTTCAAATTGGCCAAGGCTAACGGCAGTGCAGCAACCAGCTTGATGTGCGACCTGATAAAATATGACCTCGGAAGCATATCATTGGATGATATACGCAAGAACTGGGCTAAAGGGCGATATAAAGGCGCACCCGAAGCCTGGGCGATTGCTGCGATTGAACACGCAAAACGACAAAAAGCGTAATTAAATGAATAATACGCTTTACAGAATAAATAGCTCTTTTTATAACGGGGCATCAGCAAGGGAATTATCCCGCCAACAAGGAGCCTGATTATGACACAGAACCTCACAGACCTCGCACAAGTTGCCATCGACGCATTTAAGGCATTCAACGCAGAGCGTGATCGCCAGCAACGTGAATGGGCGCAGTCACGCTTCGGTAAGAACTTCCGTGGCAATGGCCCTGACATACATGAGCATCAGCACATTGAGTTGCGGCAGGAGATGGTTCACTTCGACGAGCAGCCATTGGAAACCTTAGAGGAGCTGATGTGGCTCAACGACATGGTAGAGGCATGACATTACAGAAAAATATCTTTAGATGGAATTTGGTGACGTATGAGTGATCTATTTTCTATTAAGCCATCTATCTCACTTCAATGCACAGTTGAATTAGATGAAATTTCAAAAGAAATTGCAAACGCATTTGATTATGAATTTGATGGGACACAATTATTTTTATCACCAGCGATGCCAGAGCTTCCAGAAAAATTTGGCATAGGTGTTATTGTTGGAGCGTCTGGTAGTGGCAAGTCTACACTCCTAAAATTATTGGGTGGTGAATTAAACGTTTTATGGGATAGCGGAAAATCTGTCGCATCGCATTTTGAATCTGCTGAAGACGCTAAGAATAAGCTTGGAGCCGTTGGATTAAACAGCATTCCCGTAATGCTTAGACCGTATCATGTTTTATCGACTGGAGAAAAGTTTCGGGCAGACCTTGCTAGGCGTCTTATTCAAAACGGAATTGTCGACGAATTTACAAGCGTTGTTGATCGAAACGTTGCAAAGTCGTGCGCCAACGCACTGCGGAGATATGTTCAATCTGGCGCTGTATCAAACTTAATTTTGGCAAGCTGCCATTATGATATTTTAGAATGGTTGGAGCCTGATTGGATATTTGATACATCTACAGGGCAAATGACATACGGGAGGTGTCTTAGGCGTCCAACAATTCATATCGAACTTTTGCCCTGCAAGACTGCGGCATGGTCGATCTTCAGCGAGCATCACTATCTCGACGGAAACATCAATACAAGTGCGAGGTGCTGGCTTGCCTCTTGGGACAACGTAGTTGTTGGATTTGCTTCCTGCATTGCGTTTCCGAGTGGTAATTGGAGTAACGGCTGGCGTGGGCATAGAACTGTCATTTTGCCAGACTTTCAAGGATTAGGTCTTGGGACAAGAATCAGTGACGCTGTTGGTGAGATTATTCTATCTGAAGGCGGACGCTATTTTTCTAAAACAAGCAATCATCGAATGGGTGACTATCGCAATCGCTCCGTAAATTGGAGAGCAACAAGCAAAAACAATAAAGATCGTCAGGATTATTCAAGCGGACGAAAAACCAAAGAAAGCGGTCATTCATGGAAGCATATCAATCGGGTTTGTTATTCGCATGAATATTTAGGTCAACAATAAAGATTTAGGATGAAAATATAATGTATTACGCAGATTTAATTATTGGATGGGCAAAAGACCGCAATCTTATCGAGGGCAGTGACCTGAAAAGCCAATTCGTCAAACTGATTGAAGAAGCTGGTGAGCTGGCTAACGCTATCGGCAAAAAGAACGACATAGAGTTTGCAGATGCCATCGGAGATATGTTCGTGGTGCTGACGATCATGGCGGCACAGAACGGAATGCACATTGAAGATTGCATTGATGGCGCATGGCAGGAAATCAAAGACCGTAAGGGCAAGATGGTTGACGGAATTTTCCAAAAGGACGCATGATGTTTGAAAACGATTTTGATTGGGAAGACAAAGAAGAAGAAATAGTGCTTGTTGACAGCCGTGGCATGACGCCAAGGCAAGCTAATCTGCTGGAAATTGAAGCCATTGCTAAAGCGCACTGCTTTACTCTGGAGGATATTTTAGGCCCGCGTAAGTTCAAGCCATTGGTAGCAGTGCGTCGTAAGTGCATTGTCATGCTGCGTGAAAAGGGACACACCACCACAGGAATAGGGCGTATTATGAACCGCGACCACACAACAATCGTCCATTCTCTACAAAAGAGCAAGGCTGGGACATGACACCTGAAAAGCTAAAACTTGCCCGTCATTACATGGGCTATAGCGTAAACGAAATGGCGGACGCACTGCGCCTGTCACCAGCAAGCGGAGGAACAACCATTCGTAAGATGGAATCCGGTAAGGTAAACATAACTGGGCCTATAATGGTTGCAGTCGATGCTATGCTGAAGGGATATGATCCATTTGGGGATGATTATGAAACAGAATCGCTCTAGTGCTGTCATGCAGCAACGGTCTGAGCCTCATGACAGCTTGGATGACTTCCCAACTCCGCCTTGGGCAACCAGGGCTTTGTGCGAATGGTTGCGAGATAATCTAGATGAGCAACTGCACGCAATGACTGCTAGAGAGCCAGCGGCTAATCGGGGCCATATGGTAAAGCCGCTATCTGAATACTTTGCTCACGTTGAGCCATCCGATGTTCACGACTATGGAGTTGGTTATCCAGTTGCTGATTATCTATGGGGGCCGCTACCAGAAATGCACGACTGGACAATAACAAATCCACCGTTCCGCTTGGCAGAGCAGTTTATACAAAGAGCATTGCAAAGCAGCATGGAAGGCGTTGCTGTCATTGTGCGTAGCGCATTTCTAGAAGGCAAAGCGCGATACGAAAACCTATTTAAAGATACGCCACCATCGTATGTTCTGCAATTCGTTGAGCGTGCGCCAATGTGCAAGGGAAAGATTGATCCCAATGTTTCTAGCGCAACTGCATATAGCTGGATTATCTGGTTTCCAGCATTGGCTGAAGTTGACACACGCCTTCGATGGATAGAACCATGCCGCAAGCGCCTTGAGCGCCCATCTGATTATGAAATGAGGGATGAACATGAATCAACCGAATAGCTATCAAGTAGGTGGAGACCACTACGCATCAAAGGACGTTCAGCCCTGGGAAGCAATGGAATCGTGGATGAGCCACGAAGCTTTTTCTGGATACCTACTGGGTAATTGCCTTAAATATCTCGCACGATATAGAGATAAGAACGGCACGCAGGATTTAGAAAAGTGCCAGCATTATCTTGCCAAGCTTATTGAGATAGAGGGCAATGTACAACTTGAGGTCATTGACAGGCATCAATATGAAGCTGGAAGGCAGTCCGCTATAAATGGTGGACAGATCAACAATGCGTTCAGAGCAACGATGCACAAAGATTGGCTTAAGGGCTATGACCAGGTGAAGGCTGAAACTGATGATGATAGACAAGGCGATTAAGATATTCTAAAAGGCTTTCACCAGACCTTATTGGAAGCTGAGATGACACCAAAGATTGAAACGCGCTTAGTCGCAGACCTTATCCCTTATGCCGCCAATAGCCGCACGCATAGCGATGCACAGGTGGCACAGATCGCAGCCAGTATAAAAGAGTTCGGCTGGACAAACCCAATCCTAGTTGCAGGCGATGACACAATCATTGCAGGGCATGGTCGCTTACTAGCAGCACGAAAGCTTGCGTTAGTAGAAGTGCCAGTGATTGTCCTTGATCACCTAAGCAAGTCACAACAACGCGCCCTAGTGATAGCCGATAACCAACTCGCCCTAAACGCAGGGTGGAACATGGATATGCTGAAGGCAGAGATTGAAGACCTACAGCTAGATGACTTCGACCTAAACATCCTTGGATTCGACGATAAGTTTCTTGATGGACTGCTAGAGCCAGAACCAACAGCAGGACTGACCGACGAGGACGCTGTTCCTGAAGTGCCTGAAACACCAAAGACCGTGCTGGGTGACGTTTGGGTGCTGGGCAATCACAGGTTGATGTGCGGAGATAGCACCAGCATTGATGATGGTGAAAAGCTAATGAATGGTTTGTTAGCTGATTTGGTATTTACCGACCCACCATACAACGTTGCCTATTCAGGGCGTGGGGCAAACAACCTTGGAACAATAAAAAACGACGATATGTCTGCGGAGAGCTTTGAGCAATTCTGTAGAGATGTCTTTGCAACATACAGTGCAATCATGAAGCCATTAGCTTGTATTTACGTATGTCACCCTGACAGCGCATCTGCACCCAAAATAGCATTTGAAAAGACATTTGCTGAACAATTCAAAAAATCATCAACAATTATATGGATGAAACAATCTGCTGGTATGGGGTGGCAAGACTATCGCGCCCAGCATGAGCCTATTTTGTATGGGTGGAAAGAAGGCAAGGGAAAGCATTTTAATTCTGGAGACAGGACAAAAACATCTGTTTGGAAAATAGGCAGGGATGCTCAAAGCACTTATGTTCATCCAACGCAAAAACCTGTTTGCTTACCGGAAGAAGCAATCCTCAACAGTAGCAAGGGTTCAGACTGCGTTGTTGATTTATTCGGCGGAAGTGGTTCAACTTTAATTGCTTGCGAAAAAACTGGGCGCGTTAATCGCAGTATGGAACTAGACCCAAAATACTGTGACGTAATCATCAAGCGTTGGCAGGAGTTCACAGGCAAGGAAGCTATCCACGCTGAGACGGGAGAGACATTCAATGGCTCACGTTAAACTGACAGCAAAGCAGGAAGCATTCTGCCAGGGCATCGCTGATGGACTAGGGCAAGCGGATTCATATCGCGCTGCTTATGACGCTGAAGGAATGAAGGATAACACGATATATCCTTTGGCGTCGAAGCTAATGAAGAACGACAAGGTTGCCGCAAGAATATCTGAGCTGCGTGAAAGCGTCCAAGAGAAGCAACTCTGGTCGCGTGAAATGTCAGTCAAAGCACTGGTGCAAGCGTATCGTGAAGGCTCTGGCGCAGTAAAGGTATCAGCAGTCAAAGAGCTTAACGCAATGCACGGTTATAACGAGCCAGCTAAGGTCAACATCAGTGGCAGCATGATACAACGCATTCAACGCCAGGTGATTGATGGCGCAGACGCTAACGATTAAAACACCGCGCTGGTTCAAGCCATTCCTACAGCCCAGCCGCTATAAAGGCGCACACGGAGGACGGGGAAGCGGAAAGAGCCATGCCTTTGCGGAAATGGTTATCGAATCCCATGTGATCGACCCAAAGCGCCGCACAGTCTGCGTGCGTGAAATACAAAAGTCGTTAAGCCAATCAGTCAAGCGCCTATTGGAGCTAAAGATTGAGCAGCTTGGCGTTGAGGACTATTTCGAGGTTCAGGAGTTTCAGATTAAGTCACGGCACGGCGACGGACTAATCATCTTCCAGGGAATGCAAAACCACACAAGCGATTCCATTAAGTCGCTCGAAGGCTATGACTGTGCATGGGTGGAAGAAGCTCAGAGCCTATCGCAACGCTCGCTAGACCTTCTGCGCCCGACAATCCGTAAGCCAGAGTCCGAGTTATGGTTTACTTGGAACCCCAGCAAAGACACAGACCCTATCGACCTGTTGCTGCGCGGTGAGAACCCTCCACCAGACGCAATCGTTCAAGAGGTAAACTACAGAGATAACCCTTGGTTCCCTGATGTCCTACGCGCTGAGATGGAATATGATCGACAGCGTGATCCTGACAAATACCAGCACGTTTGGCTAGGCGGCTATCTTTCCAACAGTGAAGCGCGAGTGTTCCGCAACTGGAAGGTGGAGGACTTTGAATCGCCAGATGACGCAACGCATCGCTTCGGCGCTGACTGGGGCTTTGCATCTGACCCGACTGTGCTGATCCGCTGCCATGTTGTAGGCCGCACAATCTATGTCGATCATGAAGCGTATCAAGTCGGCTGCGAGATTATGGACACGCCATCACTGTTCCTCACTGTCCCAGAGTCGGAGAAGTGGCCTATAATAGCTGACAGCGCCCGTCCTGAAACAATCAGCCACATGAAGAAGAATGGCTTTCCAAAGATAATGTCGGCAGTCAAAGGGCCAAAGTCTGTTGAGGAAGGCATTGAATGGCTCAAGTCCCATGACATTGTTGTGCATCCGCGCTGCGTTCACACGATTGACGAACTGAGCTGCTACAGTTATAAAACTGACCCCTTGACAGGCGCAGTCTTGCCAATACTTGCGGATCGTGATAATCATCTTATAGACGCACTTAGGTATGCGTGTGAAGCAAGCCGTCGGGCAGCGCCAAAAGCGCCTATTGATGTAATGCCTCTAGCAACTGTGAACAGGTGGTAAATGGCGCGATTGAATAAAGAGCAACGGCTAAACAACGTGCATCAAAACGCGCTGAACGAGTTTGATCGTTGCCAATCTTCCATGCGTGATGAGCGCTTGCAGTGTCTCCAAGACCGCAGATTCTATTCTATCTCTGGCGCACAATGGGAAGGCCCCATCGGTGAGCAGTTCGAGAACAAGCCTCGCTTCGAGGTAAACAAAATCCACCTAAGCGTTATCCGTATCATTAACGAATATCGCAACAACCGCATTGGCGTTGACTTCGTATCTAAGGACGGAAGCCCTGACGATGGACTAGCTGAGACTTGCAATGGTCTTTACCGCGCTGACGAACAAGACAGCGTTGCAGATGAAGCTTTCGACAATGCTTTTGAAGAAGGTGTTGGCGGTGGCTTTGGCGCATGGCGTTTACGCACTACCTATGAAGACGATGAGGATGATGAGAACGAAAAGCAGCGCATTCGGTTCGAACCGATATACGATGCTGACAGCTCGGTATTCTTCGATCTAGACGCAAAGAAGCAGGACAAGTCGGACGCTAAGTATTGCTTCGTTCTGTATTCCATGACCCGTGACGCTTACAGAGCCGAATGGAATGATGACCCATCAACATGGCCCAAGGAAATCCACCAGTACGAATATGACTGGGATACGCCTGACGTTGTTTATGTGGCAGAGTATTACCGCGTTGAAGAAGTGCGTGAGACAATCCGCATATTCGCTACCATCGACGGTGAAGAAGAACGCTACACACAGGCTGACTTTGACGCAGACGAAACACTAGAAGAAACCTTGATGGCTGTTGGCACTGTAGAAGTGCGCCAGAAGCGAGTTAAGCGCCGCAGGGTTCACAAGTACATCCTGAGCGGTGGTGGCATCCTTGAGGACTCTGGCTACATCGCTGGCAAGAACATTCCGATTGTTCCTTACTACGGCAAGCGTTGGTTCGTTGATAACGTCGAGCGTTGCATGGGCCATGTGCGCCTAGCCAAAGACCCGCAGCGCCTGAAGAATATGCAGCTATCTAAGCTGGGTGAGATCAGTGCGCTTTCATCTGTTGAAAAGCCAATCCTTGTTCCTGAACAAGTCATTGGTCACCAGGCGATGTGGGCAGAGGATAACATCCGCAACTATCCATATCTGTTGGTCAACCCAATCACTGGCCCGAATGGTGAGATGCAAGCTGCTGGCCCTGTTGCCTACACGAAGT